GGACGGAAATGCTATCAGAAGGTCGCCGTCTTCACCAGAAGTTTGGTGATGTTGCAACTATCAAACTTCCATGTACTCGTGATGGACTGATGACATGTCGTTATCTTTCAAGAGATAATATTAGAACAAACATTACACTAATCTTTTCTATTGCTCAGGCAGTTCTTGCTGCAAAGTCTGGAGCAACCTATGTCAGTCCTTTTGTAGGACGCTTAGACGATCAATCTGTGGCAGGTCTAGAAGTTGTACGTGGTATCTCTGAGATGTATCGCGTTCATAATGTACAGACAAAAGTTCTTTCTGCTTCTATCCGCAGTGTTCACAGAGCAGTTAGATCATGGTATAATGGTGCTGAGATAGTTACGATGCCACCGAAAGTTTTTGACCAAATGTACGATCACATTCTTACAGAAAAGGGTCTTGAAATTTTTGATAATGATTGGGCACAAGTAATCAATAAATAAAAACTAAAATATGAAATTTACAATCTTCTCCAAAGACGGATGTCCATATTGCACCAAAACGGAACAGGTGCTACAATTAGCAAAGTTGGACTATGATGTGCAAAAACTGAATAGAGACTATACAAAGGAAGATTTCTATCTTAAGTTTGGAAAGGGATCTACTTTCCCTCAGGTCATTCTTACAGAAGAAAAATCTGTAACTGAAACAAAAGTTATAGGTGGATGTTCCGAAACTGTTCGATACTTAAAAGAAAACAATCTAGTTTAATGAGTACTAATTTCTGCGAAGTTTACAATGATGTTGAGAAAGCAATTGACTATGCTTTTGAGGGTCAATTTGTTTTAAAATTTTATGATTACTTGAAAGTTCGTGGAGCAAAAAGAACAGAGATTAATGAGTTCATTCAAAGTTCAACTGCAAAAGAAATTAATGATCTAGTCAACGAACTTGAGGAATACCTTGAGGGTGGATCAGACCATAACCATAAACTTCTTCGTGAGGCTTATGGTCACATACCTAAACCACAGGCAAGAAAAATTAAAGCTTACCTGTTTGGAATTCTAGAAGATGCAAGAAAGTATAGTTATGACAGACGACCTGGACGACGTAAAAAGCAATCTAAATAGATCAGATACCCACATTAATCGTGGGGTTGAGTTACTATTACGTAATAGAAGGAGGGAACCAGAACCACCAAAAACTTTTCAGATAAAGTTTGGTAAGATGGTCTCTCTCTTCCGACGAGAGATTGTTTTACATCTGAACTTCTATCTTGATATCAGAAAAAAATAGTCTCTGGGAGCATAAAAATGTTAGCAGTAACACTGACCATAGGAACTTTAGTTTCTATCATGTTCTTTTTTGTTGGGGGTGTGGTAGGATGGTTGGCAAAAGAACATTTCTATCAAACACAACCAGTGTATACACATCCAGAGATGTTTGATGAAAACGGAAACATTATCCCCGATGAAATTTTAGCAGTACGATTTGAAAACAATTATGACGACTACGAAGAAGACGACGACGAGTAATAAAAACTTTACCGTAAAGTCTGCAACTGAATTACCACCTAACCCATTTGTTCATGAGGTTCTTGAATTAGCGAACAAGCAAAGATCTAAGGCAAAGAAGGTAGAAGTTCTCAGAAATCATGGGACTGATGCTCTTAAGACTATTCTCATCTGGAACTTTGATGATAGTGTAGTTTCTTTGTTGCCAGAAGGTCATGTTCCTTACAAAGAGAATGAAGTTCCTGTAGGAACTGATCATACTTCTCTTCGTAGAGAGCACAAGCACTTGTACAATTTTGTTAAGGGTGGTAATGATTCACTGAGTTCTCTGCGCCGAGAGACAATGTTCATTCAAATTCTTGAGGGTCTTCATCCACAAGAGGCAGAAATTTTGTGCTTGACTAAAGACAAGCGACTGACTTCTAAGTATAAGATCACTAAGGATATTGTCTCTGAAGCATTTCCTGACATTCGCTGGGGTGGTCGTTCTTGAGATGGGAAAGGGTATTAATATTATTCATGTAGACTGTGACCCATCAGATGCTGACGATAAGAGTCTCCCAAGAGATTCTTATCTAGTCACTTATGGTGATGACGATACCCAAAAATATGATGTGGTTCAAGGGCTTCAAGGTGATATCTTTGATCACTATTGGGATAAGTATCGTGATGTACGTGGGATTAAGTGGTCTGAAGGAACAGTCAACCCCAAGATGTGGGGATACAAACCAACAGAAAAAAAGAAAAGAAAATGAATGAGGAACTTCTTAGAGAGCAAATAAATGCTCTTATTAGAGACGAAATTCAGGAAGTCATCAATGATTATGTTGACACGCAAGATGAAACCCAGAAGAGTGGTTTGGGTTTTGTTAAAAAAGAAGATGAACAAGAACTGAAAGTTAATATCTCTAATAAAGAGATTGATAAATTAATAAAAGAATACAAGAAGATTAAAAAGAGTGAGAGGTCTAACCTGTCCCACATTAAGAAGTTGGGATTGGTAGATAAGCACGGCAAACCATTGAGTTG